CAGTTATAGGCTGGGTAGACGAGTGCAGATATAACAATGATACCTTGCAGTTAGAACTAAAGTGGACTTCAGCAATGGCTTCTATAATAAATCAGCTAGGAACTGAATACTCTTACAACAAATACTATCTAGAGGATGTATGTAAATTAAAGAGTATCCATAGTATGAGGTTATACAGAATCCTAAACACAAGTGCTTGGCGTTGCGGTATGAAACTTACACTAGAAGAACTTAGAAGACTTCTTGGAATAGAGGAAGAGTCAACCTATTTAGAGTTTAAAAAACTTAATCAACACGTTATAGCACCAGCTGTAGTAGCAATTAATGAGTTGACTAACTTAACCGTAGAAGTAATACCTGTAAAGTTAGGTAGGAAAATAGCAAGTCTGCAATTTAAAGTAACCCCTAAAAGAGTTATAGACCCTACCGAAGAGTAATAGTTCTGGTATAATAGCTTCAACTACAACAGGAGCTATTATGTCAACTTATTTAGAAAGATTAAGGGCTAGAGAGCTGGAAAACGTCAAATTGTCTTGTGAAACGGTCGATGATGACGAAAATATCAACGAGAATGACGCTGATAACGCGATATTCATAAAACAGGCCATTGGAGAGGGTGACGAGAAAAACAGCGTTAAATGCGAAAATTAGCAAATAACGCCATTCTCAGTACCTAATCTACTTTCTAACAGTACCCTGTGCCTTATCATAACTACGCATAGCTCCCAGACCTAGTATACCTAGTAGAACTTGCATAGTTATATCTGTATCTATAGTAGGAAAGGAGCCTGCATAGCCAAATAGTACATTAGCTATGAACCGAAGTAGTGGTTCTAGTATAGAGCAGTAAGCTAGTGCAAGTCCACAAATCCAACCGATAAATGGCCTCCAACCGGAGGTAAATAGACTAGAACTACCAGCTTCTACCTTATTTACCCCTATCTGAGCTAGTTGTAACTGGTAGTTGTTGTTAATTTCAGTAGCTGCGGCTTCTAGCTTACCTTTAAGTTCTGTATCGGCATCAGGGAAGAACTTGTCTAGGCCGGTTTTAACTAGATCAAACCCTGCTGTTATAGGGTCAAGTGACATAATAGCTCCTATACTGGCTGAGTAGGCCAGATAACATTAAATGGATAGCCTTCCTGTGTTGTTATATCTCTAAGTTGCTGGCGATAGAACTGCCAAGCATTGTAGTTTTCCAATCTCGTAGATGCTGATACTGTATCTGTCCAGTCAGTTGTAGTTAGTAACCGTTGACGTTCTTGTTTTACTTTACTAGCTGCTTCATCGAATAGTAACTGTTGATAATTTTCAGGCTCTTGCCATTGCTCTATTTCTAGGTTCCAGATGTGGTAGTTAGAAGGTTTTATTGGTAATTTTTTAATAAGACCATCTTTATAGTAGGTATTAAGAATATCTAAATTAGTGTCAGAATCGTATGTTACACTAGCAAGAGTATCGGGTAATACGATATCATTAATACACATAGCTGAAGTTATTAAACCAGTATCGGTCAAAGTCAATCTATATTTTACCATAATTGTCTCCTTTATTTAACAAATATATAATTATTATTGGCGCTTCCATTTGCACCTCCCGTTGCAGTACTAGGTGTATATGTCGGAGCGCCTGTAGCAGAACCACCTTGAATAACAGTTATCTTACCGGAATTATTTGTTTCTTTTATAAAACCGCTGAAAATCTGTCTATGTATACCAGTAGTACCTCTTAAATCGCAAATAAATCCAGAATTTATTATATTAAAATATACAGTATCCTCACCTGGAAAACTATAATTAACTTCAACTCCAGAACTTGAATTCGTATTAATAACCCCCAGTATTCGTAAAGGTGGTATGGATGAACTATAACATAAATCTCCGTTTTCTTTAAAAACATCTAACCCATATCCATTTGTAAGGACATCGGCTATATCTACTATTTTAGCGACTTTATAATCATAGGTAGCTGTAATAAGATTATTGGGTGTAGTACTTCTGATATGTCTGTAGGGTCTATTTAACCAAGCAGTTGTAGTATATGGAACTGCATATGTCCCGGTATTTGGACACCATTTTCCTATTGGGTTTGGATAACCTGTAAGAATAGGAGGAGCTTGTAAATTCTGCACAGCCTGTATAATACAATACTTCATACCAGTTGGTATATTAGGTGTATCTGGAGATTCTACCATATAATTACAAACCCATCCTATTGTAGAACTACTAATGGTTGGATTTATAAACAAAAAAGCATCTTTAGGTATAATATGTACTGACCCTACACTAGGTATTTGATTAAGCCCAAGAGGTTGTTGAACGTCGTGATAATTAGTAACACCAGTTACTTTGTTCCCGCTTTCAATAACTTGAAAATTTTTATAACTAGAATCTATTTGGATATTATTAAATGTGTTTAATATCGTTAAACCATAACTCATAATTAATACCTGAAAATATAAAGATAGGGGTCCTCCAATTCATATGTATAATACGATGCTGACACTCCCGTATTTGGAACGTGATAATAGGGATATATAGTAATAGTAGTCTGGTCGTTGGATACGTCAATCTTACACCTATTAGTATTAATAAATCCAGAAAATTCACCATTTGTTAAAGTACCTGGAGTACTGACTATAAAAATACCTGGCGCACTACTTGTTGGGGCTGATAATGTAAGAGGGTACATGCCAAATAACGTCATTACTCTGTCAGTAGTGTCTAGCAAAGTACCACCACTACTGTCAAAAACCTGTAATCCATAACTCATACCACCTCCTAAGCACTCAAATTACCAAGTTTAACACGTAGTACGTCAATGCCGTTAGAACTGGAATAAATTTTAATAACCTGACTGTCCATTTCCATTCTAGCACCAGCAGTCCCAGACTTAACACTAAAGTTACTTGTACCTACAAGAGCAATACTCCCTATCAAAGCAGCTGGAATAGCAGCATCATCAATAAATGTAGTTGCATTGCTGGCGGTTAGCTTACTAACAGTTGCAAAAGCGCCTTGGTTTCTAATACTAGCAGCATCAATCAATGCATCTGCATAATCCTGTGATACATTCTGAGGTGCAGAAGTAACAATATCAATCGCCCAACCTGTTTCCCACTGACTTCGTGCAAAGTTTGAATACCCAGCAATAAAATCTTTAACCATTACTTTAGGAATACTCCAAGAACTTGTGGGTTCGCCGATATAGATACAACATTTACCTAAAGTAGAATCGTAACCAAACCTAACTCTGTTGTCTGCAGCTGTTGAACCCAATAGATTGGCTTCTGTGCTGTACCAAGCTCCTGAGTTATAGTGGTTATAACCTGCCAAGTTCAGACTAAAAGATTTATCTTGGCTGTAGGTATAGACATTCACCGTGAATTTCATCATCGTATTAGTGAAACCTTGCGGTAATATAATCCTAATCATGCCTGTGACAGCGAGTTGATTATTGTTAAAACTGGCGCCTACAGGACGAGAAACTGATAAGGTGTTATTTTCTTCAATAACATTAGAAACTCTTGTGTCGTTGTAATTAGTTACATCGGCATTGTTTGCAGGCTTTGTTCCGGTAGGATCTTGAATATCCCCCCACGCAGACAAAGGAGTTACTTCCATAGAAAAAGCAAAATAACCAGTACTAACCCTACCATAAATCCTAGTTTGAAGCCAGTTTAAGTCTGCTTGTGCAGAAGTAGTTACAATAATTTCTCTTGTTTGCCAAGAACCAGAACTCCAAGAAGTTGCTGTATGTCCGTTAGGAAAAACTCCATTAGGGTCTGTAACAGTATTTCCCGGCAATGCCCATGCTACCCCAGGTACATGAACAACTGGTCCAACAAAGCCAACAAAATCAGAACTGATAAACATAGAAAGCTTTATACGATACTGGGAACTATTAGCTACAGAAAAATGAGTACTCCACCAATCAAATTGACCTATACCAGCAGTTATAGTGTAAAATCTGGTTGGTTGGTCAGCGCTAGTGGCACTAACAGCTGATACATAGGTTGGGAGAGTATTACTCCCAAACCCCCACCATATAGGACTAGATAGGGAATCATCAGTAATTAAATTAAAACCACTATTTGCCAAAAGCAAACTATTTGCAACTCTGTTATCACTATAGTTAGTTACATCCGCGTTATCAGCAGGTTTATTTAAACCGGTTACTTGAGTAGACCAAAGTGCAGCGTTTTGAGTTGCCAACGCTCCCTGACCGATGATACCAGCCGCTGTGTTATAAGCTGTTACATCTGCATAATCAGCGGGTTTTCCTGTTCCTGTTACTTGTGAACTCCAGTTTGCGCTATTAGCAGTAGCTAATGCGCCTTGACCAGCAATACCAGCCGCTGTGTTATTGGCAGTAATATCACCCGCAAGCATCCAACTAGCACCAGACCAGCGGTAAACAGCAGGATTAAGGGTGGTTGTATCCACCCAAAGGTCGTTCAAAGTCATGCCGCTGGTTGGTGCGGTCGCTTGTTGAAATACCCTGCTTTTAGTTGCGTTATCCTCTGGTTTTGTTGCCCCATTTACCTCTGCCCATTGCTGTAAGTTATTTAAAACTTTTCCATTGGCAGAGTCGATATAGGTTGTTGTGTTATTGCTGGTTATTAGGTTTAAGTTTGCAAAAGCACCGGCTGAACCTCCAGCAGACCAACTAGATGCTTCTGTTTGATTTGCTAAAGCAGTACCGAAATAGGCTTGTGTGAAAAATGCCCAACTATCGCCTTGACCAGCAAAAGTTCCGTTTTTACGAATAACAAATCTTGCAAAAACTGCATTAGCTGGTGCAACTCCAAAACCATAATGGCATTTATAACCAGCAAGAGTTGTACCCCCAGATGCTTCAGCATTATTACTTACTAATGCTGTATTACCTACTACAGAACCAGCACTATTAAACCAATATACAAATACATCTACTTGACAACGATGCGCTCCAGTCTTTCCTTGGTACTCATATCTAGTACCAGCTATTACAGGTATATTCTCTGTACCAAAGTCAACATATCCAGTTGGGTTATTTGCATTATCTTGATGAATCCAACCAGCATGACCACCTACTGGATACCATCCACCCAAATCTACACCTATAGTAATACCAGTTAATAAATGAATACCCGTGATACTCCAACCGGATAAAGAGGCATTATAAAAATCAGAATTTTTAATTACATTTGTACTAGTACCTATAGCTAAATTAGAGCTATTTGCACCAACAGTTGCATTATCTGCCGGCTTACCTACCCCACCTACACCAGACCAATTAGTAGTGCCTTCCCAAAGACCTGAACCACTGGCTAAAACAGTATCGCCAGATAAATCCTTAATAATAATGCCGTTAGCATATAATGTACCTGATTTATCTAATCTCCACCCTGAAAAAATCCCAGCATTACTATAGTTATCACTTTCTAAGATGTTACCAATCTGTGCCATATTAGTAATATAGGCAACATCGGTAGTCAAAGCACTGGCTAGTAAAGAGCCAGCAATAATCTGGTCTCCGTCTATAAATGCTTTACCTGCATCAGCAGTTATCTCTGTACCACCTTTATAAGTAGCAAGAATTCTACCTCCAGCAGCAATAGCAGTAGTGGCTGAAGTTGTACTATGAAAAGTAGTATCTCCAGGAATGTAATATAGATAAAGAGTTCCAGTAGTCCATTGAGCATTACCAGCATTAACTGTTACGTTTGTAGAGCCATTCTTTATAGCTACAAAAGAACTCCAAGTTATATAGTTATTAGCAGGACTATTCGGGGTAAATTGTAAACCAGTATAAGTGTAAGTATCTGGGTCTACAGATAAAGCAGTACTAGCGGTTCTAGTACTTTCAGTTCCTGTTCCAAAACTATCATTAGGAGTTACGGTATAGAAATACTCAGTACCAGCAGTAGCTTCAAAATCAACATAGTTACTAACAGTTGTTATAGTTCCTAGAAGAGTACCACCGGTAGCGGCAGAATACTTTTTAAAAGTATAACTAACAAGGTCAGGGTCACTTGGAATAGTTGCTTTTATATAAGCAGCCCCAAAAACAGCACTTACAGTAGGTGTAACATCAAGAACAGGGGCTGGATTATTAGGAACAACCTCAACATAATTAGATAAATCACCAACTAAATCTCTACTAAAAACTCTAACTCTAAACTGTCTCTGAGAAGTTCCAAAGATAGCAGCATTTTCAGCAAAAGTAAGTAGAAAATCACCGCCTTTAGCTGTGTTAGGAGATACTGTGTAAGTTCCTTTAACAGTACTTGTAGCATAATCTAAGACCTGAACCACATAGTCTTTAAGTTTATCAACCTTAGTATCATTAGCAGTTGGAAAAGTCCAAGTCAGCGGCAAATCTCTTTGCTGAAACACAACGCCAGCAGTATTAGGAACTACTACATTAGTTGGCGGTAGCAAAGTAGAAGTTGCGGAAGCTACTCTAAAGTTATAAGCTACAGTAGTTACAACTGAACGCAACCCAGAAAAAGGATTAACAGCCCAGATATAAATATCATAGACACCTGGAAGTGGGTACTCAATGTCAAAGTCAGATGTACCTAAGTTTCTGGCTTGCTGATATTCTTGATTATCTCTACGGTAAGAAATATCAAAAGTAGCTCTATAGTCTTCAGTACCACTAACATTCCAATCCCAGTCAACAGCTAGTTTAGAGAACTCAACTACACCATTAGATGAGAACACTTCATCAACTGTAATGTTACTAACAGCTGGAACTGTAAAGTTATTAAAGTTAATGAAACTACCAGAAGGCGTAGCAATAGAACCTACTGTCTCGATATAACTATATTTAGACTCATTATGTGTCAACCCAGTAACTGTATAAACGTGTTCATCATCTTTATCAACCTTGATAACTTTAACTGTTCTAGGAGTTAAAGCTGTAGTTGAGAACAACACAGTTCCACCAACAAAAGGTACTTCGCTTCCAGTATAAGTAACACTAGAGAATGAGCCATTAGTCTGAGTAATTGCTTTTGATAAGAATGTAGTACCATCAGCCCTGATAAACTGAACAGTATAACTAGCATTAGTTAAAACTATTGAACGGTCTAAAGTCAAAGTTGTAGTACCAGCTGTAAGCGAACTATCAATAATTATCCCATGTTTAGGGTCAGTTACGACATTATCACTATCCATAACAGAAACTAACTCACCGATTTGATAAGTAGCACCTTGGAATAATTGTCTAAAAGTAACTAAATCAGTAGCATAGCAGTTGTTATAAAGAACAGCTCTAGCCTTTCTCAAAGCTTGTGCTTCACTTTTGCAACCAAACAATACTACGTCAGAGGTTTGCAAGCCATATCGGTCAATTAAAGTCTGTTCATAATGAGTAGCAGTATCGCTATCACCAAATAGTTCTTCTCTAGCATAAGTTACATTGACTAGATTAGTTCTACCTTCTAGGTCATTAGATGAGTACTCAAAAACACCATCAACTACAGTAGCATTAGATACTACTTTAGTAATGCTTTGACCTGCACCGTCCCAGATGATTGAAATCTGTCCTAGACTATTAGAGGAGAAGTTAGCATTACCTAAATTTAACAGGTAGGTTAAAAATGTCGGAACATTATCTCTTTCAATAAACTGAAAATGCGCTGTATATCTAGGTTCTTGACCACCTTTACCATCAGATACTAACTGGTCACAGTACTGGGCGTACAGGTAAAAGGAACCTACATCAATATCACTAGCAGCAATTTCTAAACCCCATTCAGAGTCTAAGAAAGTAGAACCATGTTCTCGTAGAACCCAGTAAGTTATCCAAGCTAAGTTATCAGTATATTCTCTAACTGACTTGAACGCACCATTCCATACACCAGTATAAGCTCTAGTAGTTGGGTCATAATTAACTGGTAAAGGTAATTTAATACCTTTAACTTTAAACTTAATTTCAGGAATGGAACCACCAAACTGGGCAGCATCCTTTAAAGTAACACCAACTAAAGCTGTATGTGGATAAGTTAAACTAGATTCAACTATAGTAGTGATAGCAGATAATGCTGTAGTACTATAATGTTTATCATCCGAATCATCAGCAGAATCTCGGACAATCATAATGCCCCAAGAATCTAGCTCTCCGGTAGTAGCTGGCTTTTCTAATCTTACATCCCATGAATAAGGATTAGTACATTTACCATTCTTAGTAATAGTACTAGCTAATTGCCAACTTCCTGGACTACCGTCAAATGGTTGATGTCTTTTGTAAATAGATAAAGTAACTGTGTAACCTACTCGGTCTCCTAGGTCTGTTACTTGCATTAATCTAGGGATAGTTAGATTAACCCTAGCCGCATCATACATACCTAAAAGTGAATAGATATGCTGAATACCAGCTTTTAACTCAACTGGAAAGACACCACCACCAGTTAAAGGGGCTTCTACCTCAGAGAAACCTTTAATAACAGTCTGGTCAACTGTACCTTGTCTGACTTCGTAGTCTATAGTAGAACTATAGTTACTAATACTTGCACTATTTACTAGAATGTCTTCTACACTATCTATCTGTCCTTCTGACAAGGCAAATAATAAACGCATAGTTTGTTTAGAGGATAAAGTATCAGCAGCTTCTACAGGAGTATGTCCACCACCTTTCTTTTCACCATAAATTACTGGTAAGTTTTCCATTATGCTGTAACCTCTTCTGTAAATGCACCAGATGAAATAAGTACTGCGCCACAATAAGGATTACCAAATATAAGTGGTACACTACCACCTTGGTTTCTTACTATAGGTGCGCCATTAAATAAATTAGATTTGTTTTGAGCTGAGGCAGGGTCAGATGAGAATTCAGGAGTAGGAGACAAAGCAGACATTAGCATATTTAAACCAATGCTAAGAGCTAAATTAAGTACCATAGTTATTGCTGTAGCATAAGTAGCCATAAAAGCAGCCACAGAAGCCATAACCCCTCCAGCGGCTCCAGCTGAAGCCGAAGCAGTCATTAAAGCACCAGCAGCCCAACCTATAACAGCAGGAGGAAATTCACCTTCAATCTCAGGTACAATAAATAAACTATCAAACCCTTCAAAGCTAGAAAACACCACTTCAGGTACTAAAGCTACAAAACTATCTTCGCTAGTAGAATCAGCTAATACAAACTTATAGTTATTATTTAACAACTCATCAGCAAAGCTATCACCTTTCTGTAAGCGGAGCAAACTAACTACTTCTTTTATATTAGAAGCAAATAATTCAAATACCTCAGGATTTTCACCTGAAAGAATAACAACATTTAGTTTAGCCGACATATTTTAATACCTTATTTATTCTTCCTAAGAAAGTTTCAAAAGGAACTGATACACTAATCATACCTTGATGAATAATCTGACCTTTCCAATAGATACCTAAATGATTACAAGTAAAGCCACCGTGGTCTAACAGAACTAGATTACCGTCTGTAAGTTCCTCAAAAGGAATTTC